CGCAGATTGGAATCTGTGTGATTATGTTTTATATATTACAAGCGCCGGATTTCCCCCCAGCGCCGATACAATCTAAGATTGCTAATTTTTAGTTATTTTCGGTATGAACTCAACGTCAATGGCTTTTATCTTTTCATGGAAAGCAATCATTGTGTGAGTGAGTGAGCGACTACTACATTGCATTGACAACACGATGCCCAGCCAGTCCTCGCTCCCCACCAAGGGATAAGGATATGGATCCAGGATGTTGTTGACGCAATGTATTAGCGTTTTTGATATATTGCAGTACGCTGTTAAATTAAGACGATTTTGCTACTGGGTGATTTCCAGCGGATAACTAGTGACACTTACGGTGCCAACCGTTGAACTGCACGAACACAAGCTACTAATGGTAGCTCGTGTTGGTGCAGTTTAGTTTAACGACATTTCGGTCCAGTCATACGGAATTGGGTTTAATCATCATCATTCAATTGAGTGATTATGATATCCAAATTTCCCGAGCCAGGTACAACGCCGGCGGGCATTGCGATGGTAATCGGTAAGGCACCATTCACAATGTGAACAATGCGTAATGATGTCAATGATATTGTAACTGTGCCAGTCACTGGAGAAATTGCAGCATCTTGTGAGCTGCCATTGAACTCGTAATGTGGAGTGGCATTTGATGTGGTGAAAGGAACAATACTCGATGTGACACTCGTGCCTATCCATACGGCTGAGATGTAGAGAATCGACTGTGTATTGAATTGATTCGCTGACAGTGTAAAACTTGTTGGGCCTACACCATCAAGGGCTATATTGGAGCCGGAATCAAGCGTTAAACCATTAATTGGGAACGCGTTCGAATACGTATTCGATGTGAAATGTGCGGTTAGGATTGCGGGACCTGCAGAACCAGAGCCTTTCGGCAATTGTGGTTTTAGCAGTTCGACTTGGTATGAACACCAAAGCTCTCCTAATACAACACTGCTTTGTTGCTGACCAGTGGTAGCAAGGTACAGTGTTCCAATGTCAAACAACTCTATTGACTCATTGGTTACCGGCCCAGTGCGCGTGTAAAGGGTAGTAAGGGGTGATAAATGCGGAGCGCACTCTATAAAGTGGCAGGAGTTAGTCCACGGAACAACGTCGGTAGAATACTGTTCATTGTCCATTTGCATTTTGTTAGCAAATACAGGAGCACCAGCTCGGTATTGTGTTGACATTAGAACACTACCCATAGCGTTATTTGTGGAACTAACTGCAGATCCGCAAGTTGATTTGAACTCAAATACCATGCCTAACAATCGATATTCTTGAAATCCAGCAGCTATGGTTGATAACCAAGGAAATGTTATAGAGGAAGCTGGTTGAATAGGAAAGGCAAATAAATTTGTATTTAAGGTTAATGCAGTGTTTGCAGCAGTTGATGAGACTACATCAGTGATGTACTCGCGATGTGTAATTATGGTAGATTTCAACTTGGATGTGGCAATTTGTGGTGGCATGTTACCCATGCCCAAAAATGAATTGCGCTTAAAAGCATCCTTGGACCTGTAATTACCTAGGCCCATAATTTTCGGAAGAAATCTTGAGGCAAGTGATAATGCTGACGTAGCAGTTGAGACGAACGATCGTGAAGCAGCCACTCTCCGGGGGCGGCGCGATACTTTACGAGAAGTGTTATGTTGTGGTTTTCGTTTACGTTGTTGTTTTGGTGGCATATTGAAATTGGTATGGTTATTAATTGGTGGTTTTAATGAAACCCAGCGCGTCCACTGGCACAATAATAAGTGACCCAATTAGTTTTCTGTCATTGCGGACTGTGATAGTTTAACGTCATTACGGACAAAATGTAGTTTAACGCCATTTCGGGCGGGAAGGCCAACTATTGGTAAATTATTTGGTCATCATCGACGATTTCCACAATGGTTGGCAATCGCGTGACTTGCGGGCAAGGAATTGCACATCGCATTATTTGTGCTTTACGTTCTAGTGGTTCTGTTGAAATTGGTTCAATTTCAATTGATGAATGATTTACTTCAGGATTGAAATGTTCTTCACGATCCCCATACATACCATCAACGATGAATGCTTTGGAAAAAATTGGCAAATCGAGAACATGCGGCAGACTTGTTACAGCAGACAGTTCACATTTAAATTTTAACCAATCGTCGCGCGTCAATCCATAAACGTGTTCGAGCATGGCCCACGTGGCATCACAAGCCAAATATTTGTGTTCAACATGATAGCAATAACGATTTACTTTGTCCTGTTTAGTGTCAGGTGCAGCAACAACATCTTTTGTCAAATTACTAACATGTTGC